CTGGGGTTTAGATACCGGCGTCAGCGGGTAACCTTCAGTCCTGAGCGTTGCTCAGGTACTGGCATCGAGTTCTTCACGACAACTCGGTCTTGTGTCTTGCTTATGTTCAGGTCAGCAACGACATCGCGTATCTCTTTCAGCACTGGGTGGTCATGGAGATGACTTAGTGAGAGAAAACGTAGGGCCTCACGAAGCAGATTAACTTCGTTGAAGGGGCACAACTCAGGGGGAGCAGAGCTAGGTTCGTGACACTTTTGCTCTTCGCCACTGTAGAAACAGGGTGTGACCTTCTTGGGGATTTGGGACCAGAGTAGCGGGTTCTTTGCGTAGGCAAGCGACTCTTGGTGTGTCTTCGGAGCTAGTGCTGTGGCTCCGGCAAATGGCGCGCAGGTCTGTGTCTGCTTGCCAAAGAGGCGACCACTTCTGGAGGTGGCTCCTCGGGTGACGGTTCTACCGGCACCAATGTATCCTCCTACCATATTGGATACTTAGTCCTTAACGTACTTCTTCCCAAACGTCTTGGCTTCTTCTGCGAGCTCGTCTCCGAAGAATGAGGTCTAACCACTCCACACTGATCCTCCTTCATCGCCGTCACCCTTGTTGGGGGCAAAAGCGTCTTGGAGACGAGGTGTATATAAGGTGTTAGCCTTGACATTGACTGCTATGCTGAACTGAGCAGGTGTGCCTGGTGAGGAAGAGTAAGGAGTGTCAATCAGGGCGAAAACAACAACTTCTTGAGCGAAGGGCTGGACGACAGCAATGTTATTGATTCCACCTGCTTGGACAAAGGACTCAGGGTTGACGACTCCACATGACAGCTTGAAGCTCCTATGGTCTTGGACTGAGAATTAGTGTTCACTGTGCGCCAAGAGATCCTGATAGGAGAGTGTCATCGTGCTTTCGATGGAGCGGTCCATGAGAGTACCTAGCACGAAGCAGCCTGTTCTAACTGACCCTGTTGTGTTCTGGAGCTGTCCTTCTAGAGAGAACTCAATTGATGCTGCCCACAACGCTGTCGACGAGGCTCCAAGGTTGCCCTAGGAACCATATAGACTGGCCATGGAGAGGCCGCCTTGGCTGGTGCCATCAAAGTTGCCAAGCCAGTTAGTGACATTTTAGGCTGACATGCTGTCGGACTGCTGGATGCATAGCCCACCGATCTTGGTCGTCTGAGTGAAGCCGCCTGAGAACCCACTGCCATACATAGCGGTCAATGATGGACACCACATGATGAGGGTGTAGGATCTGGTGCCGAATGGCTTGTTGATGTGGGTCAGGAGGTCCATGTCCATGCACTAGTTCATGTTGAGGGCTCTTTGGAAAGTGTCAGTGAGTCCGGTGGACTCATTGAACCCGAGCATGAAGGGTGCGTCAATCGTTCCTGGGTTGGCTTTGGCGATGAGGAATCGATCCCACTCATTTAAGAGATGGCGGGTGTTGACACGGGTGCCTCCGCTAGCTGCATGGAGCGAGTGGTAGGTGGAGGGGTCTTTCTCGTGGTTCTAGTTTCTAGCGCCTTTCTTGTTACGTCCTCTAGCGTCCTGTTTTTTCTTTTACTGGACGAACACCACCTGCGGGGTGTGTTACACTTGCTAGAGAGCGTTACGTTGGGCTCTTGAAACTCTTTGTCTCCGTGGTTTCTATGTTTTTTGAGCGTGTGCTCGAGTTTGTTCCATAGATATGTGAGATCAAGGTTAAAATTCTTTATTAGAACGCCCGTTGAGAACTAGTCTTCTGTCTATGGCTGTAAAAAGCTCATAGAACCCTATGCCCAGCCTGTTGTTGATCTAAGACTCTAGCGCATAGCCAGTAGCTAAGGGACGGTAGCTTTTCTTAATAAAGCGAGACACTCTAGGGTCGTCCAAGGCGAATGTTTGGGAGATGTTAGACCAAATGATGTCCTCGAGCAACACGGATGCTTCTTCATGCTTGACACTCTGAAACACTGCAAAGGCATGAAGGTCTGGGTTGTCCATGATCTCAGCGTTAGTCCTCGAATACCACTGCCTTTGAGTTAAGGCCTTGAGGAGGTCGCGAGTAATGACGAGCTTGCCCTTGCTTGTGAAGAACCATTTTGAACAGAAGCTGCTGTCTGTCAATGGCCCCTGCATCACTTCTTTGATGCACTAACCTAATGAAGAGGGTGTTGAGCTGTCTCTACTTGAGGACGTTGAGAACCTGGTCGCTACCCAATCGACGTTGTTCACATTGCAAAGGGTAACACAATCATCGCCTGCTGCCAGTATCTAGTAACTCTTGTCTTGGATGTACTTGGGAGATTTACGTAGATAAAACAGGGCGTATAGTATGGTGCGCATGGTGTTACCGAAGGTAGTGAGGGGGTGTCCGCTGAAAGTCGTGCCTTCGACATCTAGAGCTAAAAAATCCTGTGAGCGACGCTTGTCGTTGGGGGACAATAGCTTGAGGTGCTGGGGATCCATAGCGACGTTGATGTCGGGAAGCTCGAAAAAAACTACAGAGTTCTTCTGTGACACCGCCTTGATGAAGCAGTCAGCCGCCTCACTGGGAAGCATATCTCGAGGGAGATTCATGGGTAAAGAAAAGAGTTCACAAAGCCACGGACGTAATCGCCGAAAGAACTCTAATTCTACGCACTGCTTCAGTGGTTGGTACTGGGTGGAATCATAAGCTGAGCCGTCTACTGAGACCTGGTGGGTGAATCCCTATGATTCGAAACGCTCAGCTAGCTGCTCGCTGTTCATTGCATGAATGAAGGATGGCTCGTTGTCCCTGACGGCGGCATAGAGTTGAGACATGACTGCTGCTACCATCATGAAGCCGTTGTTCTGGGGTGACATGATCAATCTGGGCCTAGTCGAATCCTCAAAAAACTCTCCATTCTGCTGGTGTGAGCTGAACTGGACTTCACCGCTTTTGACCATAGCTTTGAACGGTCCTACGTACCAGTCTGGCCTCTTCATGAACGCCTCGAGCCCAGTGAGATACTTGATGGCCTTGGCCGGATCATCTTTAAAAGCCACGGTGGGGTACTCACAGATTTCGCGTGGCTAAGGTAAGACGAGCCGTTCGAAGAATTGGTCCCAGTAAGAGTCACAGAACAGTTTGAAGGCTGCTAGTTCGGTAGGGGTGGTGAGGCCTGACAAGTGTCTTTGGGAAGCGACGTACAGGTTGCCCACTGAGGTGTGTGACCACTCGAACTCTGTTGGTCTGCCATGGGTCAGACTGCCACGCTTACCGGTGTTCATCAGGGTGTGACCAGTGAGCAAGCAGACCTTCTGCGCAGATGGGTTCTCGACCAACTTGCCTTTCGCCACTCGGAGCCTCTCACGACCCAACACGTACCTGTAGAAAATCTCGACTCTGTCTGCTGATGACTAGGAGAGGACTAAGGGGTTGGCTTGTAGAGGCGCTTTTGGCTCTTTGAGACGAAAGTAGTCAGCGCTGAACTTTGCGTATGCTGACGTTGCCTGGGTGGCTTATGGAGCAGCAACCTTGACCTTCTTTTCGGGCTTCATGAGTTTCCGCCAGTCTGTCTCGTGTCCTCGGCCATGCAGTAGATGTCTGCGGACTTGACCTTGGTTGACGTCCCGGACGTCATCACGATGCTACGGTGCTGGAATCTCGTAGCCGAATGGAAGCTGTATTGGGTTCACGTTCACCTCGAAAGCTTCATGCTCATTTGAGTATGACCAGTACCCGGCGAGCTGCCAAGGGATAGCTTTGACTACCCGGTCGTGGCATTTAAAGTGTCGCCAAAGACACGTCACCGCTGCGGCGGTCGCGACCGCAGTGGCGGTCCAGCGGATCGCGTTCGATCCGGTTTCCACAGTCTCTCTGGCTGTGGTAGCTGTGGCTCTGAGTGTGCCCACAGCTTGGTCAAGAATCATGCGTGTGTTGATGTCCTTGACTGAGCTCGCTATCCTAGTGCATTGTGACATAACTGACTGGGAATAGTTGTTCATGGCCGAATCTATCCTGGCGGGGATGCCTTTAGCCACCTTGTATGCGGTGGTGACAGCGATAGCTTTAGCAGCAAACTTAACATGACCTGAGCTCTCAGGAGTGTATGTTATGACGAGCTCGTCTGTGGGCAGAATGAGTGGCAGCAGATCTTCGAGTGTCAGGGACCTGTCTTCTGGGGCTCTAACGTTGGTGAGACCTTTTGATGAAGTAGCCTAGAGGTTGAACATCGACAGGATTTTGGGGATGCTCTCGAAGACTTTCTGCGCCTTGTCTCTCTCAGTAAGAAGTGAAACGTAACCATGTATCCATGTGTGCTGCACTGAGGAGTTGGACTACATCTTCGGCCCGTGAAGTCTGCGCCACTTTGTTGAGGCGATAGTCATCGTTGTGTTGTCTGCGATGAAACTATACCAACCTGTAGACCACTCTACGGCGGGATCCTACCATACGACTAGATCATGGTCATAGACGTAGTCGCCTCCGCGGGTGTTGAACTAGACTTTAAGAGAATAGTCTTGTCTGGTAGTAACCGTGTACTGACCTTCACCGAGAGGGAGATTGTAGCGGCCTGGTCGCTGGAAGAACTGTCCACCTGCCATATAGACTGGTGAATCTGGGAAGTGTTGAAGCATCTCACCAGGGCTGAAATAGTAGTGAACATCGAAGAGGAGGAAGTGGCAGTATTTCGAGGCATAAAAATACTGCTGAAGGTTCACTGCTGGTCTGAGGATGACCTTTGGCATGTCAACATCGACATGATCTATAGGGACGATCTCTGCCGGTGTCATGGCGTGGTTCCAAGGCTCGTTTCTAGCAGCGACTGGCACGAGATCTTCTAAGGCGCCTGCTCCGTAAAAAGACTAGAGGAAGAAAAGCATCGTGGGGACGTAGTTGTGGATGTCCTGTGCCACTCCTTCGAATAAGTCGACCTTGAAATGGGGGAAAGAATGCTGCTGCCTCACTTTGTCTGTTGACTCTCGCCAGTATGTGACGTCGTAATCATTGACCCTTGGTCTGACGCCTACGTAGAGTACTGGGAATAAGTCGTCGTGTGTCTCGAACCAATCCTCTATGGCTTCACACCACCTCCTGTCTGTATAGGGCTTGCCGACTGCTGCGATTGGGTAACCAGCGTTGGCAAATGCTTCAATCTCGGACTCGAGGTGGCGCCTGTACATGAGGTACCCGTAGATGGGTTCATCGTTGAGGTCGAAGACAGGCTTGGAATGGAGGAGCCTTCTCCAGTTCTTGTTGTGCCAGTGCACTAATAGACGGACCTAGACGCTATAGTTGCCGTCGGATTCTGGGCCCTGTCCATAGTAAGCTTCCCGAATGATGAATGGGACATTACCAAACTTTGCTCCGATGTCATAGATTCTACCACCTCGTTGTGCTTTGAGCTGGGAGACGAGGCGGGAAAGCTATGAAGCTTGGAGTGAGTCTTGAGTGACGCGCATGAAGGAGTGACTTTGGCCGGCTTTGGACTTGAACTTGTTTGAGTGATTGTTCTGTCCAGTGTTGAACCTAGCGTGCCACTCGATCGCTGAGGTTGGGAGGTTGGCTCCTCGCAGGTTGGCAGAAATGGCCGAACCCGACACAGAGAAATGAGGCTTGTACTCCTCTCCCTGTGGATTGTACTCCGCTGACGTGTTGTCACAATGCAGAGCTGCTATGAGGTTTGGATGAAGCTCCCTCACAGCCTTTCCGTCAATCAAACGGAACTCACCTGCTACGGTGAGGTCTCCCCTGCCTTTAAGAAGCTAGTACGTGGAGAAAAGAGGTTCATTGAGCTCTACTAACTCGTACACCTCTGGGTACTTGCTCTTCTTCGAAGACATGTAGAATGCAGCTGACCACTTACAGCATACAGTGGGGACATTATAGTGGTTCTTGAACTGTCTGGCTACCACCCAGTTCGCCATGGCCTGTGCGTGAGTGCAGCGGGGACCGTGATCGGGGAGTGATGAGCTTAAGACGAGCTCTCTGGAGACGTATTCACTAGCTCCTGGGACATTGTGTGCCTAGACCTTGGACTTCTTGACCCTCTTGATGACTGGAGCTGGGGCGTTGACAAAGGCTCCTGGCATCATGGCTGCTTCTAGCAGTTTGTAGTCCTTGTTTTGGATCTTGACTCTGGCGTCATGGCCGATGAAGGTATGCTCGTCGTCATAGAGTATGACTGGTGAGAGCTGGAACCCAGAGGCTTTGCCATTACAAAGAGCCTTGATGTTCGACGTTGCAAAGTGGTCATAGAACTAGTCGACGCTCATCACTGGAACTCCGAGAGCTCCGGCTAACCGTGTGAGACGCTCTGGTGTTATACCACCTGAAACCACTCCGTCTATCGAGGAGTATAGAGCCTGCATCTCTGTGAAGTCGTCAGCTGAATGGCAACACTGGAGCAGTGCATGGAGGCCACAGTAACCGTCTGGCATTGACTTGATGACGAAACTATGAGACCCGTCCTCTATGATCATACGGGATTCACGAGGGAACTTGTACTCAAAGCTCAGTACGTCTGGGGCAGTGCATATCGGGATGTGCAGGGCACTTTTCTTCACCGCTCTTCTCTCTCTCTGGGCAAACTCCGCTGCCCAAATTCCTGGGGTCAACGCGGTGGCTACAGCGCAGAACTAGCTCTTAGTCAAGGTGTCAGAAATTGAACGGACCTTTTACTTAAAAGCTACTGGGGCTGGGGCTTGCTGTGGTTTGCGGCCATGTAGTAGGCGGGACTGCTAGACACCTGTGAGGCGGGTGACGTGCGCGGGAGTGCTGCTAACCTGGATGAAACCACTCAACTTGGACTCTACCAAGGGGGTGCCAGTTATAGCGGGGGCAAAGAAGTCAAACCTCATGCCGGGTACCTCACGCAGAAGTGCGACCTGTGCAGTCCTGAAACTGGGGACAACTCTACGGATGGTCTTGACATGGTCAAGAACGAACTTCTCGTAGGGAGCTTCCCAGTGGTCGTGGTCGACGAGTTCTCTGGAGGCCTTGCATGGACTACGATAGCCTATCATGATGACCTGTGAGAATTAGGGAACATCGAACATGGCTGCTCGAGGCATGTCTGGGTCGACACTGTAAAGTCCGAGAGTGGCACACTGTACTGCATTAGGGAAGAGGTGAATGAGTACTGGAAGTATGCGGGCAGCTATAGCTTTGGACTTGACGGCTATAGTGGATTGAGAGAACACGGTAGTTCTCATTGGAGACGAGTCGTAGACTAGCGTCATAGGATGCATTTCATTGGCCATCGCCAATGCTATTATAACCATAGCATCCTTCACTGACCAGTTGTCAGGATACAACCAGGAGAGGTTGTGGTTGGTTATAATCAGAGCGTATGTATCACTGATGGCTGCTCGCAGCTTGCGCTGAAGACTGAGGGCATCACTTGACACGAATACTCCTGCTCGCAGGCCTTCGGACACAGTGCTATGAAGGAGCTACTTGTGGTTGGGGCGGCGGGTGAGGAGATAAGCTCTGGAGAGTAACATGTGCCTTGAGGCACGTGAAGACCGAAAGAGTAACTCGAATTCGCTCCCGGCGAATTCGAACACGTCTACCATTGGGTAACGTGTGAAGGTTAGGCTCATAGGTCTTTC